CCCTGCCAACGATGATTGCATCTTCTGTGGCTTCTAAAGCCTCAGAAGTTGCGTTTAAACTTGTGCCAAGCAATCCGAACAATCGTCCGAATGCTTTTATAGGACCTAAACTTCTTTTCTTTTCCATAGTACTTATCCTTTTCTTATGGTATCAGGAACTATCGAATCTCTTCGACAGTTCCATCAGCATTAATACGCAGACGCTTGGATCCTGTGTATTTCACGATGCCCTCCTCGCTTGGTATCACTACTCAAGTCAAACACGAGAGTAAACAATGGTAGCTATGAGAACACACGTGTTAGTCTGCGTGTTGCTCTGTACAATATCACAGGCGTGATACATTAGTTAGTGTGAAAAAATGGGTCCCCCTTTTAGAGAAACCAAGGGGGGGTATAGAGAGTACAAAGGAAGTAATGTGGGTATACTGGACTCCTACCAAAAAATTTAAAAAATTCACTATAAGCCCCCTATAAAAAAATCAATTTGTGTGCAATTCATTGCCCAACTTTTCTCTGTAAGCCCCTTGGGGAAGGAGTTTGAAAAATTCTCTCAGAGAGTTCTCCTGAAAAATAACAACTTTTGGTATAATAATGTTATGAAATTAAAATAAGGACTCTTATGAAATATAAGTGTAAGTTTTGTAATAAGACAGTGAATGTTATAAGGAAAGATAATGCCTTAATTTGCCCTGAATGTAAGAAACTGTTAAATGCTATTAATAGGAATGAAATGCAATGGCTTTCTTAAAAGTTGGTAGTGATGAAAAAAAGAAGCGTAGATTGTATATAATGGAGATTCTCATGCCTATTGGAGATGATGCTTCTGGTTTAACTGTTATTAAGATAGGAGTAGCTTCTGGGAATTCCTCTAAAGAGAGGATGTTACAGATATGCGGTAGTATCTTTGATGCTCATAGAAGAACTCCTATGATAGCTATTAAAAGAGATAGAGAAGTTCCTGGAGATAAAGTGTTTAAGTATGAGGCTATCTTACATGCCTTTTTTAAGAATTATAAATATAACTTTAAGAATAAATGGAGTGGCTCAACTGAGTGCTTTGTTATACCCTTGGATGACGCTAAGCAAGCCTTTGAAGCTGTTATAGAGGATCAAGTCCCTGATTTTACTTATGTGTTACCTGATGCTCCTGTGTGTGATGATATTCCTTTTTAATTGACTCTTAACTTGTTATAAGGTATACTCACACTTATTAATTTTGTACAAAGGATAGTAATGGAATTAGAAGATGTTGCCATGAATGGCTCAGATATAGAAAAAAGTGCTAAGGAATGCAGGAGAACAATGAAAAAGAAATTAGCTAATTTAAAGCGTTTAGTTCATATTGATCCCTGGAAAGATGAAGACTCCTTAGATGTTTATGAAATCCTTGAAAATGGTACTAATTTACTTAAGTTCCTTAAAGAACCTATGGTTAAGAAGCAATTTAAGAATAGCTCAGATTATAAGAAAGCTTACAATGGTATCGTTGATTTTGTTACTTCTGTAGGTAATATCAGAAATGAAAATTTGCTGAAAAAGATTTAAGGTTTAATATGGAAGGCCTTGGAAAAATAGTTATTAAGGATAAGAATAAAGGCTCCTTTACTAAGTATTGTAAGAACTCTGGTTTCAATGGAGTCACTAAAGCTTGTATTAGTAAAGGTAAATCCTCAAAAAATCCTAAAACTAGAAAGAAAGCTACATTCGCTGATAATGCTTCTAAATGGCATTAGTTTAAGTTTTGTATAAGTAACTTTTGCTTATACTTTTACCTAGGTCGATCAGGACACCTAATTAAGATCCTGGTACTTATGAGAGGGCAAGGCGAGATGAAAGCCTCCTCTAAACCCCTCCAGGTTATCCTCTTTTATCCTCACTTTACACATATTAAAATTTAACATTAATTGATTTTTATTATATTATAAGGTATAATTTCCGTCAAAGGAAATATATGAAAGTTAAAATACTTGAAGAAATAGATTGGGACAATGCTATGGAATCCCTCAGTGTTGGTGCTTTTTATTTATTAAATGTTTTATACAGAAAAGATATTGATATAAATGATACTACTTTAATGAAGCATACTGGTTACGGTATTAGTACACACAGTAAGCATAAGAAAGAATTAATAAATAAAAACTATTTACAGATAAAACAAATAGGTAAGAGTACTTACCAATACTTTTTAAATAAGGGACTATAGATGCAATCCAAATTAATAACAAAACAAAATAATGACTCTTTTAGGAATGTGCCTGAAGAAAGGCAGTATATAACTAAAGAAAGATTGAAAGAACTCCTTCCTCGAAGAACTAGTATTATTATTACAGACGAAATAATGCGTATTATTAATAGTATGGAAGATGATACAGGTTTACCTCAGAATTTACTTGAAGAAGATGTTATGTCTTATATGTCCCTTATAGGTACTGTTAAGGGTGTAGGCGTAAAAGACCTTATTAATGCTGTTAAATTCTGTAATCTTAAAAGGAATTTAAGTAATATAGATGCATGGTCAATTGTATTCCCTTCAAAGTATAGAGAATTAAAAGAAGCTGGTAAACAGATTGATAACCATGTAAGTATGTATAACAGAAGTAAACTGGTTATTGCTATTGATAAAGAAATGATTATGCCTGTTAGTTTACAATATGCTGGTCATTTTCATGCTGCTGTACAGAAACAATTTGAATTAATGAATGGTAAAACTAATGTTAAAGACTCTAATGGTAAATTACTTAAAGTAACTCCTATGGTACAACATTTAGCAGCTAAAGAGTTAGCAAACCTTACCAGACCTCCTGAAGAGACTAAAATTGACCTTAAAATTTCCCCTAGTGATGCTGCAGTTAGTACATTACAAGAAATGAATGATCAAATTAAGAAAATAGTTGCACATCAAAAGAATGAATTAGAAAAAGGAGCTGATATTATTGATGTTCAAGCTATTGGAGTTGACTTTAACGAAATAGGTAGTACTAATGAGTGAAATTAAAAAGAATCAAAAGAAGTTTGACTTAGATAAAGCTTTAGATACTATAGACTTATCTTTTAATGGTTATATCCCTTCTGAAGATGCTTTAGAATTCTTTACTCTGATGAGACTTGTTCAAGGTGAAGACTTTGAATTTTCAACTCCTTTATTTCATTATTGGTTAGTAGATTTAATGTTTGGTAATATTACCAGGGATCATTACCCATACTCTAGGGAAGTAAGAGATTCTATTTATATAAATAATAAACGTATATGTATTGTAGCTTCAAGGGGTATAGCAAAAAGTACTATTGTTACTGCCTTTTACCCAGTTTATTGTGCTATTAAAGGTAGAACTCCTGACGGTACTAAAACTGAGTTTCATTTAATGGTAGCAGCTTCCCAACAAGGTGGTGGTCGAGTTATGGCTAAAGCTGTTCAATCATTATGTGAAGATAGTGTCTTTTGTCAGAATTACTTTGAATCAATGAGATTTACTGAAACTGAAAGTGAGTTTATACGAAAAGGTAAAGCTAAAGCTAAGAATAGAGTTTTCTTAGCTAGATATATAGGTTTTGGTGGTGGTATACGTGGTGTACGTTCTAATATAGGGTCTGAACGTCCTGACCACATCATATTCGATGACGTTATTCTAAACTCAGAAACAGCTTACTCTGATACTATTATGACTAGCTTAAGAACAATTATTAAAGCAGATGCTATTAATGCACTTAGAGGTGGTGGTAAAGGTAAAATATTTTCTGTTGCTACTCCTTTCCATTTACTTGATCCTATTATTGAAATGTTAACTGGTGGTGCATATACACCTGTTGCTATACCTATATGTGAAAAAATTTATGAAGGTATGCCTAAAGAAGAGTACAAAGGTGCTTGGGAGTCTATGCATCCATATGAGGCAGTTATGGAGCAATATGAAAGTGCTATAGCCTCTAATGCTACAAGGGAGTTTAATCAAGAGCGTATGTTAAGAATTAATTCAAATGAAGATAGAATGATAAAAGACAGTATGATTAATTGGTATGATAGAAAAGTATTATTAAAAGAGGTACAATCCTATAACTTTTACATTACTACAGACTTTACTACTACATCTGAAGCTAAATCTGATTTCTCTGCTTTAGCTGTATGGGCTGTTAACCATAATAGAGATTATTTTTTAGTAGATTTATGTGTTAAAAGACAAGGTATAGCTGAGCAATACGAAGAATTATTTAGAATGGTTAATTTCTGGTCTAGTCATGGTAGACCTTTAGAAGTAGGTATTGAAATTGATGGTCAACAGAAAGCCCATTTATTTGCATTACAAGAGATGATGGTTAAAAAAGGTGAATTCTTTGTATTTGCTAGACAGAAAGGAGCTCAATTCGGTAAGGTTGGTATTTTAAGTAGATCATCTTCTAGTAGTAAGCATGAAAGATTTAGAGTCATGTTACCTCATTTTCAAAATAATAAGTTTTATTTCCCTAATGAATTAAAAGATACACCAGATATGAAGGAAGCTTTAACTCAACTTAAGTATACAACCTGGGAAGCTTTTGGTGGACATGATGACTTTCCTGATGTTATTAGTCAACTTGGTTTAATGGAGATATTATATCCTATGGTATCTGCTATTAATTATGAAAGTAATCCAGCTAATAGAGCATTATGGGATGAATTAAATGATTCTGATGGTAGTGACTCAGCATACTCAAGTTATTCTTGACTTTTGCTTACATTATAAGTATTATTTCATAAAGGACTAAATATGAACATAATTGATTTCTTAATTTTATTGTTTATCAGTATATTAATGTATAAATTTATTATTACTAGTACTAAAGAACATACACCTAAAAAAGTTGATGAAATTAGAATAAATACTGTTAAAATAAAAGATGATAATGACACTTTTGGTAACAAACTACATAAAAAAGATAAAATCGAAAGTAAGGCTTATGTTGCAAGAAAAAGTATTGATTTAAACTCACATGTAGTTTACTTATAAAAATTTAACTTTACAATCTTCTTATAATGTGATATTATTCCTTAATTAAAAAGGAAAAATATGACTTATGAAACTCTCTTAAACGTAACTAAGGGATTA